CGATGACTTTGAACAAGTTAACATGAAACAAGGAAACTGGCTAGTGTTAGCTAGAACTAAATTTATGTTAAATGATTTAGAAGATACATTATACTCACAAGGATTGTACTATCAGAACAAGTTTAAAACAAACAGAGAACAAGATTTGTACAATGCTGTAAGTGATTGGGAAAATTTACGTAAAGGTGTGGATATAAGTTACGACCAAATTAGTAGAATAGCATCTTACATGTCAGAAAAACATTTTGAAAAAAATTGTTTAAAGTACATGGACAAGGATGCAAGACATACCATGCAATCTTTACGAGAGAGAATGTGGTTGAAAACAAATGATGTATGGTATAATGCTTTTGATAATGCACCACAGAAGAAAGTTAGATACATCAGAAGAATGAGGGAAAATGGTGAGAAGTTAAATTCTACTCCAAGAATTACTCTGTCTACAATACACGGAGTAAAAGGTGGTGAACAAGATAACGTGGTTCTCTTGACTGACCTATCTCGAAACACACAAAGAAACTACGAACAAAATCCTGATGACGAAAATAGATTATTCTATGTCGGCGCGACTAGAGCTAAAAATCATTTACATGTTATCAGACCAAAAGACATATACAAAGGATATAAAATATGAAAACAGAAGAAGCGTTACAACTAGCAAAAGAATTAATTGCTGGACCTAGAGCAAAAACTTATGGCGATAAAATAGTAAATCATGCAAACATAGCAAAGTTATGGACAGCATATTTAGACAAAGAAATTACAGCACACGACGCTGCTGTCATGATGGCTTTGTTAAAAGTAGCAAGAACTAAATTTGGTCAACCTACATCTGATACGTATGTTGATGCAGCAGCTTACATGGCAATAGCAGGAGAATGTAAACATGAAAACGACATTTAAACCACAGACAGAGTGGATACCACCAACAGACTTTCCTGATCTTGGTAAATACGATGAGATAGCTGTTGACTTAGAAACAAAAGATCCAAACCTGAACGAAAGAATGGGATCTGGTTCTGTTGTTGGTGTGGGTGATGTAGTTGGTATATCTTTGGCCACACATGATTGGTGTGCATATTATCCAATAGCACATGAGGGTGGTGGTAATATGGATCGTAAGATGGTCCTTAATTGGTTTCAAGATCAAATGCGATCAGACTCTACAAAAATATTTCACAACGCAATGTATGATGTGTGTTGGTTAAGAAGACTTGGTATACAAGTTAATGGTATGATTGTTGACACAATGATAGCTGCATCTCTTATCGATGAGAATAGATACAGGTATGATTTAAATGGTATATCAAGAGATTATCTTGG